AAGGATCAAGTCTACAGAGCGCTGAAAGGTGTGTGTAAAAACACAATGGACTCATACCCGCCGCAGCCGGATAAGCTACCCTTTATTTTCTACGCAGAGGAGCAGAACAAAGTAGTCGAATGGACGGATAACCGAGAGCAGAAAGCACAGCTGCGCTATCGAATTGAAATTTGGTCGAACTCGAGCACGTCTCAGATGGCACTCGATGTCGATGCAGCCATATCAAAGCTTGGACTGATCCGCACAGACTGCAATGATAACAATGGGGAACGTAAATGCAAGTTGATGCGCTATGAAGGCATCATCGATGTAAACGACGAGACAGTATATTGGAATTTTGAACAGTAAGGAGGAAGGCATGTTAGCGAATGGATCAAAACTCGGGTACCGAGAAAACAGTGCGGCACAGTATGAAGATCTTCCGGGACTGAAAGAAATCCCGGAGATGGGAGCAGACGGAGAAAAAGTAGAAAATACCCCGCTGACTGCGAAGCAGAAGCAGTATGAAATGGGAATCGGAGACGCTGGAGACATCGTATACAAGTTTGCGTACGATAACAAGAAACCTGGATCAATTTACCGCAAGTTGAGAGGAATGCAGGCAACAGGAAAGTCGTATCAGTGGCAGGAAACACTCGCGGACGGAACCACAACAGAATTTGAAGGTCCGTGTTCAATCAAGAGAACTGGCGGCGCTGTCAATGGCGTTGTAGAAATCAATCTCACAATCTACCTGCAGAGCGAATTAAAAGTAACTGACCCAACATAATCGGAGGATAGAAAAGTGAACAATAATATCAAGAAAGAAAACGGAAAAGAAAACGCAATCAAGAAAAACGGTAACGAGCGCGTTGCCGTTTGGACCGTGGGCGGCAGAGATCACAAGATGAAGCTGACCACACTGACAATTACGAGATTAGAGAACAGACTGGGAACTAATCTGCTCAACGTGCTCAACGAAGGTAACACTAAGGGATTCCCGGCAAGAGGAGGACTGCCAAAGCTAGGAACCATGCTCCTGATTCTGTGTGAGGGCATGAAGACTTTTGATAAGAACATGACAGTAGAGAAGGTTTGCGCTCTTTTTGATAAGTATGTAGAGGAAGGATGCTGCCAGACGGATCTTGCATATGGCCCATTCATTGATTTGTATAAGGTATCTGGTTTTTTTCCAAAGAAGAATCAGGAGGCAGTCGGAGAAGTTCAAAAAAAGATAGCCGAAGAAATCAGAAAAGACCTGTAACTGCATCAGAAATTGTATACGAGATGTATCCTTATGCACTTGATACAGGAATGTCTCCAGAACGGTTCTGGAGTTACAGTATAGCAGAGGTACAAGATATCTTAGAGAGCTGCGCCAGAGTGCGACAGAGGCAACAGAAAGAGCGCTTGAACGCTGCGAATTACATAGTAAACGAGTTGGGAACAAGAATAGGAATAATGCTTGGCAACAAAGAAGCAAAGATCGGATATATATGGGACTATTTCCCAAGCCTGTACCAAGAGGAAAAAGAAATGGCCGACCAAATGCAGAAAGAGGCCGAGATAGAGCGCGTAAGAGAATCAAGATATCGCTATGCAGCTATGCACAATAGCCGATGGAAGGAGGTGGAAGACGACGATGGCGACACAGACACTACAGACACTGCAAGTAGTGATACAAGCGGACCTGCGGCCGTTCACTAGAGATATCACACGATTTAGAGAATTGGTTCGCAGAGAGATGGGGACGGTCGAGGATGCGATCTCGGACGCAGTGGAAGCTCCGGATACAGGAGATCTGGAGCGAAGCTTGCAGAGAGTACAAGATGCAGTTGGGGATATAAGTGATGAATCCAGAGACGCTGCATCACAGATGCGTTTGAGCATGGGGCAGATCGCCCAGTCGACGGAGAACGCATCCAGCAGATCAGAGAGTGCATTTCAGCGAGCGGGAAAAGCTCTTAAGTCTTTTATCGGAATCGCAGCGGTACTTGCAGCAGCACGCCGATTTGCCAGCTTTGCACAGGAGTGTACAGAACTTGGCTCCGATCTGACGGAAGTACAGAACGTAGTAGATGTTACATTCTCCAACATGTCTTCCAGCGTGGATGACTTCGCGGAGAACGCGATCAACCAGTTTGGCTTGTCGGAGACGATGGCCAAGCGCTATACGGGTACTTTTGGAGCGATGGCGACCTCCTTTGGATTTGCTGAGAAGGAAGCCTACCAGATGTCTACCACCTTAACGGGTCTGGCAGGAGATGTAGCCTCCTTCTACAACATCACACAGGATGAGGCATACACAAAATTAAAGAGCGTGTTCACGGGCGAAACTGAGTCATTGAAGGAATTGGGAATTGTAATGACACAGGATGCACTTGACGCATATGCGCTGGCGCAAGGTATGAACGTCTCAACCTCTGAAATGACAGAGCAAGAGAAAGTTGCCTTGCGCTATCGTTTTGTACTGGACCGTCTGTCACTGGCGCAGGGAGACTTTGCCAATACCGCATCGAGCTGGGCCAATCAGACACGTATCCTAAACTTGCGCATTGAATCCATTAAGGCAAGTTTAGGACAAGGCTCTATCAATCTCTTCAATCCAATCTTAATCCAAGTTAATAGACTCCTGTCAAAATTGGATCTTGCCGCAAAAGCTTTCAGAAGCTTCACAGAGTTAATCACTGGAAAATCTGCCTCATCTGGCGGTGGAATCAGCGAGAGTGCAGTGGATGGAATCGCAGACATCGGAACAGTGGCTAACGATGCCGGAACAGGACTTGCAGACGCTGCGGATAGCGCCGGACAGCTCGCAGACAACACTGGAGCGGTAGGCAAGGCAGCGAAGCAGGCAGCCAAAGAAATGGCCAGCCTACTCGGTTTTGATCAGTTAAACAAGCTCCAAGAGCTTACTACAAGCAATTCGGATGGCGGAGATGGCTCAGGAGGCGGAGGTTCCGGTGGCTCAGGAGGCGGCTCTGGAGGAGCAGGAGGCATTTTAGATGGCGGAGACGTCGATTTTGGAAAACTTGCCGAGGGTGAGAATGTGATCGACGATCTGTCTGACTCCCTAGAGAAGCTACTTGAGTTTATCAGCCCGACAACGGATGCGATCAAGAATCTGTATAACGATGGTTTCCAGAAGCTTGAGAATTTTACTGGAAACACCATAAAGGATTTCTGGGAAAATTACTTGAAGCCAATGGGAACATGGTACATCAGGGACGATGCAGGTTTACCTCGTTTCTTCAACATCACGAACGATCTACTCAACGACATTGACTGGGATCGCTTGGAGAACTCGCTATCAGCGTTCTACACCTCCCTACAGAAGCCAACCAAATTCTCGTGGACAGGTCTCATGGACTTCTATGATTACTTCCTTCGCCCAGTGAGCAGTTGGACGATGAGCGAAGCAATACCAAGGCTAGCAGACAACCTCACAATCTTTAATAACAATGTTGATTGGGACTATCTGAATGAGGCGCTGGCACACTTCTGGAGCGCATTGGCACATCTCACAACAGGCATTGGAAAAGGCGCATTAGACTTCATGGACGAGTTTCACGTACCAGAAAATGCAGCCGGCCTAGTAAACGGTTTTGCAGGTGCGCTTGACTTCTTTGCGTATGTAATCAACTTACTCCCTGAGCCACTGCTTAATGCCACGGGCAAAGGACTTGCAGCAGTCGGACTTGGTATGCTCGCATTTTCGGGCTATAAAAAATTTGAGAGTGCAGTGTCAGTCCTAAAAAAAGTAGGCCCTGCGATCGAAAAAATTCCGGGAGCCACGAAAGCTGCAGGTGCTCTTTCAGAACTTGCTGAAAGTATCGGCGCTTTTCCGGCAGCAGGAATGGTGCTTGGAATGGTCGCCAGCCTTTCAGGACTGGGCTTGAGCGTTAAAAATCTGTTTGAGTCCTTCACTCACAAGGATACCTTTGAATCTGGTTACGAGGAATCTATCGCTGATGTTGCAGAGTCAGTTAATCAGCTTCAAGAGTCACTATCCAATCTGCAGAGTGTTTCAGAGGCCGATTATACCAATGCGATCAATGTACTTGATGAGTTCCTGACATTGGCAGAAAAGAAGCAATCCGGAGGGCTGACAGACAGCGAAGAAAGTTTGTTTACGGAGTATTACAAGACACTGATAGAGTATGCTCCAGAGATGCGCAGCGAGCTGGACAAGATCAAGGAAGGTTACACGGGAAATCGTGAAGAACTGCTGAACTTGCTGACAACGCAGAAAGAAGCGGCAGAGATGAAAGGCTATCTGACTATTATCGAGCAGACAGGAGTAGCTCTGGCAAATGCACAAATGAACTACCAAGGCTTGGAAACGCAGATGGAGTCCTTCAACACCGCTGTTATGGATTGCGAGCTTGCAACTGATGAAACAGCAAAGGCACTTGATGTTCTCAACGAATATGTGAAGACAGGAACGGCTGACACTGGTGAGTTCAACTTGGCATTCGATGAGCTATCACGAGTACTGGATAACGGTTCCATTGTGATAGATGGGCAGAGGTACGATATTGATGATCTGTGGGATGCTTATAACAATCTGGGCTTGCAGATGGAGGAATCAAAAAAACAACAGGAAACTCTGACAGCCACCATTGATACTTGCAACGAGTCAATTGATGCGCTCAAAACCACAACTGACTCAGCAACCGATTCTGTTAACACATCAACTGGCGAGATGGCAACCAAGACATCAACTTTCTGGACAAACATCAAGGATACTGTAACGAAATATAGCGAGTCAGCGAGTAAAAAGGCAAAAGATGAGTTCGAGAAGATCAGAGACAGCGTGGCAGAAAAAAACAAGTCCATCGCAGATGATACAGACGATGCATGGAACGGTGCAAACTCGAGCGTATCTAGTTCTCTGGGAAGTATGCTGCTAGCCACTATCGGGGGCATGGGAAGTATGCTTCTTCAGATGGGAACAAATGCGACCATTAAGAAGAATACCGAAGATGCATGGGACTCAATGGATGATAGCATCGGTACTGCTCTGGGAGCATGGCCGGGAGAAACCAAGACAGCTTTAGACAGCATCGTCTCAGAATCGGACGGACTTGATAGCCGCGTTCAATCAGCTATGGGAGACTTCTATTCAGTAGGCCACAGCGCCGCAAGTTCCCTCGCAAGCGGTTTTCAGTCAGTCCATATCCCGTCCCCTCACTTCAATGTGGCGACAATCGGAGCGTCAGCTGCGGGTGTCGGATTTTCACTTCCATCTGTCAATGTTGCATGGTATGCCAACGGTGGTTTCCCAGAGATGGGCCAGATGTTCATCGCACGCGAACGCGGTCCAGAGATGGTTGGTACAATCGGCAGGAAAACTGCAGTTGCAAACAACGAGCAGATCACAGATGCGATTGCAACAGCGGTTAAGGCAGCGGTAATTGAGGCACTTATGATGGCTGGACAAAGCGAGCAAACGCCTGTTACAGAGTTTACATTCCGGCTTGACAGCGAAGACATGCACAACACGGTACTAAAAGGCAAGAAACGAGCAGAGCGGCGCTACACGGCGACCGCCAGCTTATAGGAGGTGATGATATGGCAATGCTTACAGTAAATGGGAATGCAGTTAAAGATCCATCTGCATTTTCATGGAATCTGAATGACGTTTCAACCTCCTCGAGTGGACGCACTCAGGATGCCACCATGCATAAGACGCGAGTAGCACAAAAGCGCAAGATCTCCCTTACATGGTGGAATCCTAATGAGCAAGAAACGTCAGCCATTCTGAAAGCCTTCAATGATGTCAATTTTAGCGTTACTTATCCAGATGCGCTTGCAGGAACGAACGAAACAAGAACCTTTTACCGGAGCGATCCGGTAGCCCCCATGCGTAGTTGGATGGTGGGTAAGAAACGATACTCGACAGTATCGTTTGACATAATCGAGGTATAAATGTTAAGCATAAGCAATGCACTGAAAAAAGAAAGTGTAAGCGGTGTAGCAGCACCAGCTTGCAAAGTAAAAATCAAGCTAAAATCAGGGAAAGAACTTGTGCTGACACAGAGCGATCTATGGGAAGGCGGATTCTCGATGGATGATGCAACCTCGGGATCAGGCAGCTTTGACATCGGGCAGGTAATCACAAACCGCTTGAAGTTAAACTTAGACGACTCTGAGGAACAGTACAGCGTGTACGACTTCTTGGACGCAGAGGCAACCGCATGGCGTGGAGGTATCCTACAGGATGGGACAACAGAACTGCTACAGTGTGGCAGCTTTCTGGTGCAGGAGCAGTCCAACCCAGACTCATCTGTAGATCTTACATGCTTGGACAATATGTGCAGAACGGAAATCCCATACTCCGAAGTGTCAACGGTATATCCAGCAACAATCCAAGTGATTGTGCAGGACATATGTAACCGATGCGGTATCACACTGGCCACGACTCAGATTGACAATGGCGGGTATGTGGTCAGTGAAAGACCCAATGATGAGGCGCTGACTTGCCGAGACGTGCTGCATTATGCGGCGCAGATCAGCGGCAGCTTCGCCCGGTGTGACGCACTCGGACGTATGGAGCTACGCTGGTACAACGAGAAGGCCACAAAGCATAAGATCACGGCGATCAAGTCCTTTACACCAGAAAATCAAGATATTATCATCACTGGTATACAAGCAACGGATGCCAGTGATGAGAAGCAGAGCAGCTTATATGGAGAGAAAGGATATGTACTGGAAGTATCGGACAACCCCCTGATCGAAGCCGGGAAAGCGCCAGTTGTGGCGTCATACCTTGGCAAGAAGATCATCGGAATGTCTTTCCGACCGCTTGATCTTACCTGCATCTTAGACCCATCGGCAGAGGCGGGAGACCCGGCAGAGGTAACAGACCGCAAAGGGAAAACGTACACTTGCTGGATAACCAATATGACGTATGCAACAGGCAGAGACACAAAAATCACCTGTGATGCAGAGTCTCCAAGTGATCGAGCTGCCGTGCGATTCTCTGAGCAGACCAAGGCAATTATCGAGAACCGTAACAAGATAGAGAAGGAGCGCACCGAGCGAGAACTGGCACTCAAGAATTTAAGCAAGCAGCTTGCAGAGTCGTCTGGTATGTACATTACTGCGGAAAAGCAGAAAGATGGAAGCACCATATATTACGTTCACGATAAGCCGACACTTGCGGAATCAATGATCGTATGGAAACTTACCGCCACTGCACTGGGCATCAGCACAGACGGCGGCAAGACATATCCTTATGGTCTTGATGTGTCGGGTGATGCCATCCTCAACCGCATATACGTTAATGGCATAGATGGAAAGTACATCAAAATCGAAAACGAGAAGCTGTCAGAATACGTTGAAAAAGTGAACAAGATCGCCAGTGATGCAAGCGACACGGCTGAGAAAGCGATGCAGACCGCAAACAGCACAGTAGCTTCCATGACGATTGAATATTATAAGAGTACATCCTCAACCGAACTAAAAGGCGGCACATGGCAGTCTGGGACGGTCACGGCAACACAAGGTTACTACATCTGGTCCCGCACGAAAACAACGGCACAGGATGGTACAGTGACATACGGCCAAGCTGCTTGCATCACCGGAAACACTGGAGCCACTGGAGCGAAGGGCGACACAGGCGCGGCAGGTGAAAAGGGCGACACTGGGGCAGCCGGAAAAGGCGTCAAGTCCATCGTGCCACAGTACTACCTGTCAACGTCCAAGGTAAGTCAGACAGGCGGATCATGGTCGGCTACTCAGCCAGCATGGCAGCCAAATCACTACCTGTGGACAAGATCTTATATAACGTGGTCAGATAATACAACATCAACCACAACACCAATTTTGGCACAGGCTTTAAACGATGCCAACCAGAAGGGCTATGATAATGCTCAAAGTTTGGAGACCATCAAAAAGACGGTGACAAAGCAAGGCTCCTCACTCACCACTATGGAAAATCAGATCAAGGAGAAGGTCTGGAAGGAAGATATCACAACTGAAATTAAGAAGATAAGCGTAGGTGCCAGAAATTTGGCTGAGTCAACGAACCAAGGTGTAACTGGTTGGTTTTGGGGGATGCAAACCGGAGGTTATACACGATCAGAAGTAGTTGAAAATAATGTAAAAACTTGCAAGCTTCTTAGAGATTCTGTGGCGCAAACAGGCTGGTCCGTTATCTGCTATGACCGTATAGGGCGTTATAAATGGGAGCCAGATACCGTATATACGGTATCTGTTGATGTTAAACCAAGCGTAAGTACTAATTTTAACATAGCATTCAGAGAGGCTAATGGAACTAATAACCTCATAATAAGCGGAGAAAAAAGCATTCAAGTACAAGCAAATAAGTGGAATAAGATGATATGGAACGTCAAAACCGCTTCAACGCTTCCTACTTCAACAGGGCAGGTATTCTACGCAACTGGAATGGACAGTGGCACGGGGGTCTGGTATCAATTTAAGAATTTGAAGATTGAGAAGGGCAACAAAGCAACCGATTGGATACCAGCTCCAGAAGATGTGCAATCAGGCATCGACACCGCACAGTCAACCGCTGATAAAGTGCAGACAACGGTGACACAGCCACGCACAGAAGAGGAA